TTCGAGTTACCTTTACCAGCGTGTGATCTTGAGGTTAAGGCCTTTCACAGACCAGTAGGCCCTTTTAGACCTTGGGTTTCAGTGTCTTTGATGTGCCGAAACAAACTTTGTTTTTGTCTCGTGCGTACGTTGTGATCTCAGGGTATGTATCCTGCTTTTTCCTTCTCTTCGGACACGGTATAAGCCCGCGCCTGTTTTCGTCCTGACAGACTGACGGGGGGCGCCCCATCCTGGGGGCAGGAAGGCCGAAGGACGGAAAGTCTTATCAGGCGCGGTAAAAACCCGTGTCCTTGGCCGAAATGACGACTGGCGGGGGGTGCCCCATCCTGGGGGCAGCCAGGCTAAATTGAGGCCAACGCGATTGTAACATCTATGGACTTATAACGGCTTTAAAATTTTTATACATTCCTGGACTGCGGTTAATTGCGTATCGAGGGTTTTGGATCCCTTTGTATAGTCGACAGCTATGTATCGGAGTTTTTGCTCCTTGATCTTGGATTCCAGTTTCATTAACCTCATAATGACTGATTTAATTTCCTGTCTCATTTTTTTACTCCGATCATAACATCACTGACGGGGGTTTAAATATCTTCCTGGCGTCTTTCAGGATATCGTAGGTTGGCGTTTCGAGGTTTCGGACCTTCATGCTATCCATAATCCAGGTATGCCACCGGGCAAACTCCTGGTCTGTGGCGTATATCGGCGGGTCCAGGCCCCAGTCGCATGCCCTGGTGTATATCATCAACTCCGCTGTGTACGTTTCCTCTGCGACGCCTTCTTCCGGTAATACGAAATACTCCGTGCCGGTTCCTATGGCGCTCAGGCAGCTCTGTAGGAATTCTCCTTCGACCGTGGTGGTTAGGTCCGTCTGCATCTGTTTCAGAATTTTCTGATTCTGTTCTGTATAGGCGGCGACTATCTCGTTCATGGTCGCCGGCGACTTCAGCTTCACGCCGGGGAATCCCTCTTGTTGATCCGGATCTATTCCCTCCAGTATCAGCGCCGTCCTTATCAGCTCTGGTGTCCGCGGTCCCATCGTCCAGAGCCAGTCTTTGGTTGCGTCTAATACGTTAAGAGTCGCGTCCTTCAGTTCCTTGCCTCTATGTTTGAGATAGCCCTGTGTCGCTGCCCAGGTTGATGTCAGGAATTCCTCCACACCCAGATCCTGCCCGGTGGCCACCAGGTATGATGCCTTGATCATCATATTCCCGATATCGGTTAAACCCTTCAGCGTCTGCTGTGGCAATGTTCCCATGTAATAGCCCGCATCGAGCACCGCCTTTTTCTCAGCCCCTGATATCGTCTGCTTTGAAAATTTCAGCTCTGCCCCGCTTAATACTCCGAAGACGGCGTCCATGGCGAACCCTATCAAGGGCCCCAAAGATATTCCGACACCTGACAGCATGTCCGATGTCTGCCCGATCTCGCATAGCTCTCCGGCCGTGGGCGCCGTGTGTTTCAGTCGTTTGTCCACCTCTGTCTTTATCTTTCCCCACGGCGTCCCTTTTCCGTATAGATCTTCGGCCTGTCGTTTTTTTACCTTGAGCGACAAGCCCCAGCGTTCCTTGGTCATCTTGTAATTTTCCCGCATGAACTGCTGGCGGTCTTTCTCCGGCAGGACGTCCCAATCCGGATACTTTTTCTTCGTTGCCGCCAGCAGTGATTTTAATTCTGTCGGAGACAATTTGTCCAGATCAACCTTCTTTTTTACCACCATATCCCAGATCGCGCCTGGGTCCATCTTCTCCCAGGGTATTTTGTTGTACAGGTTGAGCTGGTTGAGAAGGGCGCCGGTTGTAAAACTGCCCTTCGAAAGAATATGCGGCAGTTTGACCGATTTTTCCAGCAGCCTGGCGCCCACGCCTATGGTGGTGCAGAAGTCTTGCACGTCGTCGACGGCGGTTAATATTGTGCCTATGTTTTTGGCGATTTCCGGGGTCGGGGATTGTTTTAGTTTGATGATCCGGCTCCGGATCTTCTGTAGCCGCTCCTCCTGGGGCAGCGTCTTCTCATCCACCAGGTGGATGATATCGTTCCAGGGCGGCACCCAGATCACGCCTTTTTCCGGCGTGTCGGTGGCGACCGGGTACCTCTGCATCAGGTCTTTGGTTGTAAGCACCGGCATGGTTACACCGTCATCCAGGTGATGCCCAGGGTGCGGCACACGCTTTCCAGGTTCTCGTCCGGTGTGTTGGTCACGATAACCGGTACGACCGGTCTCGCGTCGGGAGGATCTGCTTCCCAGAGGGTTTTGTAGGTGAGTATGGAGCCGATGGCGCCCGGGCCCGCGTTATAACGCAGCTCGATGAGCCACCATTCACTTTCCTTTTCCGCTACTACGTCGATCCGTCGCCGTGAGATGTGCTCCACCAGGGTTATCATCTCTTCATCGAGATCCTTGGACATCATGGTGGGCACGCCCACGCCGACGTTAAAATATAGATTGATAAAATCCGGTTCTATTACCGATTGGTAGTAGGTCCAGATCTCCCGGTCGTTCGCGGACATCTGTATAACTCGTCCGTCCCAGTCGACCGGGTATGGCGTCCCGAGGGTGGGCTTCACCTTTCCTCGTGTGCAATATCCAGTGTAGTCTCTATGCGGGTCAGCCGTCGTTCGACTTTAATAATCCAACTGATCACGACCACGGCCAGGGGCATTGTGCCCAGGAACGTGCTGATAATGTACGTGATAGTGATCTCCATCTTTAGTCACACGCGCTGGATCCTGCCGCGTATGGCGCCGCTATCTTAAGGTTGTCGAGATAGATGGTGCCCTCTTCGGTCGGCAGGTGTATTATTCCCGCGCCCGTTAGACGTATCGGCGGCGTCAGTTCCGTGAAGATTGCGGTTGTTCCTCTGTACAGCGACGCGGTGAAGCCGTCGTATTGGAGTGTCCAGGTGTCTGTTGTTCCCAGAAAAGTGTCTACCGTGAAATTCTGCCAGGCGATTGCGTTTCTGAATCTTAGCAGTGTCGGCGGGTCGAACTCTAACTCTAAGCTGTGGGCCCCCGTGTAAAGATAGGGATAAAAAGAGCCGCCCAGGTCGGTGTCGTAGGTCAGGTCAAACGACCAGTCAAAATCAGTTGGGATGCCGGCGTTTGCCGCCGAGTCTATCTCTGCCACGGTCGCTAACGGCGACGTTTGTTTCAGCCGGCCGGCGCTGATCGTGTTTGTCGCCGCTCCCCAATTATATTCGGTCCAGACCGTCAGGTCCAAGGTCGTGAACGGGTCGTAAAACCACGGCGTTAGTTGCGCCACAACGTTTCTACCGGCCAGCGCGCCGCCTCCTCCGGCGGCGCCGACCGCTGTATACAGCGGCGCGGCGACTCCACCGGCAGGCACTATTATTCCGGGCGGCGGCGCTAATCCCAGCGCCGCCGGCATGGGCTGATCCGCCGGCCAGCCCGGCGGCGGCTGGCCCATGGCCTGCTGTACTGCCGTGGGCAGGTTTTTTGTCACTTCCGGAGGAAATAACGTACCCATCAATTTCTGCGCGAACAGCATCTTCGCCCACTCCGGATATTTCTTAAAACACTCCGGCGTCAGCCCGTCCGCGCAAGGGTGTCTCCCGTTCGTCATTTCTTGACACCCGTCGCGGCCGCAAGCAGCTCCTTAAACGAGAGCGGCTGCAGGATGGCCTTCGGTAGAAGCCCGATCTGGATTATTATCTCCTTGAAGTCGGCCGTCAGCGTGGTCCATATCCTTGCGGTCAGGTCCGCGTTGCCGGGCACGAGTTCGTAGAAGTCGCGGAACGATACGACCGTGGCGTTTCCCCGCATTGCCTCGCCCCGGTTGGTCGGCCAGACCTGTGTAGCGTCCTTGTAGATCTGGACGAATATCTCGTGACATGCCCCGGACTGAAAGAGGACATCCACCTGGTGGATGACCCCGGCCGTCAGCTTCATCTCGATCTTATGCGGCGCGGCCTCCGTGTCCGTGATTACCGGCGTATAGCCGAATGTAAAAAACATGGCGTTACCTCATTTGTGGAGTGTTGTAAAATCTATATCCGCCGTCAACTCGTCGAACCGGGTCTTCAGCGCCGTCTCGACCTGCTCCTTGGTTATCACCGGCATCCCGGCCTTTGCGCGCAGGACATTGAGCTGCTCGACGATCAGGATGACTATGGCGTGTATCATCTCCGGGCCGAAGTGCTCGTAAACCTGTGGTCGCGGCATGTGTGTTTAGCCTCCTAGATGAACCATCCGGAAACAGTTATTGTGATTAGCGTCCAGGTTTTTGTTGTCGCCCAGTATTCTATTGTTCTGTTTGCATCACAGGGTACGATTACGCGGCCGGAGAAGAATAGGTTTGAAACGCTCTGATATACTCGCGGTGCGTTATGGGTTGCTGTATTTCCGTTTTTTCGGAAAGCTATATTCCCGCCGACTATGTCGTCATATAATATAACCAGTAAAATAATGGCCTTTGCCCCGGCTGGAACTATGGCGGAACAGTCTAGGTCACGCCACAAGGCGTCCGTTGTAAGCATTGATTGATCCCAGTCCGCCGCCGCCGGATCGCCCCGGTCCACATAGTTGACCCGTCCGGCCAGGCCGGCGCAATCCATCTCATCCGCGCCGCCTGCCTCATGATCCGCCGCATGCGCCTCGGGCGCCCACTCCGTGGGCTTGCCGGTGATATCGTCCCAGGGAGCTGCTATCGTATAGTCTTCCGTCTCACTCATACTATTCCTTTTCCCCGGCCTTTTCCTCCGCCGCCATGTCCTTCAAAATCTGTTTCAAGGTCTGGTTTTTCCTGGCCCTGGGCTGGAGCTGCAGGGATATTGTGAGCGCGTGCGCGTATAAAGTGGAGTCGTTCCAGGTGACGATATCCACCTGGTAGGGAGGTTCCAAAATGTCGATTCCGATTGACAAGGGAAAGACGCAGTCGTTCAGCCGCAGGTTTTGACCGCGGTTGAACGGGCAAATCTGATGGCCCGCGATCCGGACCAGGACGTGGAGCGTCCCGGCCGGACCGGCCGGGAAATACACGGCGCCGCCCGTGAGGCGGCCCCGTGTCAGCTTTAACGTAGTTACAAGCGGCTCCGCCTCCGTGGTGTCGGCCGGAGTCGATATATATTCGACGAAGTCCACAACGAGCCTCCTTTATTTAGGCGGCCGCGTAGCTCCGCAACTGCTGCAGGAATATCTGGCAGCTCTCGCTCGAACTCATGGTCGAGCCGGCCGTGATGTCCAGCTTCAGGTTGCCGATTTTGGCGACGTCATACCAGTCGGCCGGGTCATCCTGCAGTCCGAATGGGATTTCCACCGTCCCGTGCGGGCAATAACCCTGGCATAAATGGGAGAGGTTATTTCCCGCCGTGGTGTTGCAGCACAGAAATCTCCCGCCGTCGCCTTCGTAGGCGTTTACGGCCTGGGGCGTCGCGGACGAGGTCCACCCGGTTGAGGTGAAGATCGGCCAGTAGCACGGCGTGTTGTAGTAGTAGCGATTTGCCAGGCCCGGGCCGTGAGTGATAATCATTTCCTGGTATTTAGGCGAGTTGCTCACGATCGCCTTCAATACCTCGAAAATGGTATGGTTGATCGGTATCCTCCGGTCGTTATCCTCGGTCAGTTTTATCTTCCCGAACGAGTATTCCAGCCCGGCCGCGTATTTCTGACTCTTGATAAAGAGTTTACGGTATGTAAAGTCTGTCGGGAGGTCCGTGTACTCGTGGGTTCCCGCTCCCATAGCGTAATCCTTAATCTCCTTATGCATCAGGAATCCGACCGGTTCCACGGCCCGTTGGTCGAAGATATGCGCCTGGACGGTGAGATACCCGCTGGCCACCGTGCACCCGCCACCGTCGATGTCGATGGTTATTTTCAATTGCGGGTTGGAAAACTTCTTCGGGTCGAAGTTATATAACGGGTCGTATAGGAATCGTCCGAAGTTGATGTTATAAACCATCTCCGCCGTCATACCGTTCAGATAGCACATTAAATTACCTGGCTCCCTGAGGTTGCTGTACCAGTCGGCCGCCTGGGCCTCCTGGCCGGTCAGTGAGTAGAGCACGTCGGATCCGTCCACCAGCTCGATCTTACTGATGCACTTTGCCGGGTGCGCGGCCGGTTCCGCCTCCGCTCCGTTAAGGGGTTCATAGAGGACTACCATCCTGGATACCTTATCGGCCAAAGTGATATCTATCACCTTGGTGGTATCTGACGAATGTAGCTCTCTGTCCAATATCGTCGAAAGCCTGTAATTCATCGCTTTAAACCTCCTTCTTTTTAATCGCCGTGGCGACTGCTTTTAAGATAAAATAGATGAGTTGAAAAACTGAGTTACTCTTCAGACCCGGGATAAGCGCCACTCCTTCCGACAGGGCTAGGAGCGCGGTCACAATCCATGTGATCTGGTCCATCTCCATATCGGTCCTCCCGATATTAACCGGTTTTCATCTTCCGCAGGGCCGTGGCTATCACGGACACGCGCTGGATATTGCGCGGATCGCCGCGTGGAAATTTAGGCGGCAAGGTCGTCGCCGATATCGTGGCCAGCACCGGCTCCATGCCTTTAGCATAGTCTCCCGCGCCTACCATCACGCCCTCCGCGAATCTGCCCGGCCCTTTAGCCAGGGCCTTTTCCTTCCACTTCCCGGATCCCGCCTCTCCTACGCCTTTCTCATACGCGCCGCGTCCGGCGGCTTCTGTCACGCCCGCCTTATAGGCGTCCTTCGCGGCCGCCGCGGCCGTCGCCCAGTCCCGTCTAGGGCTTTGCACGCCTATTTTATAATCTTCAGTCCTCTGCGGAGTTACCCTCGCCCATTTTTCCTTTACCGCCCCGATATTCTTTACCTCTGCCATGACAATCCCTCCCTAGATTAGGTGGCCGGTCGGCCCGGAATCCATTCCGGGCCCCGGCCTTTTTACGTAGGCCTTTTCGGCCTTGTAATTCCCGATTTATACCTATAGGTTTTTCCGATACCACCTATCTGTAAAACCTATTTGACTCCACTATGGCATAATGCCATAATAGGTGTCAAGTATTTTGTGAAGGTATTCACGGAGGGAAATTATGAAGGGAATTCAACACTATCAGGTTTGTATTCTCCAGACCGTTTCCTGGTTGTCGAAACGGGCTGGAAAACGATATTGTTATCCGTCCCAGGCCGCGCTCGTCGAAATCCTGGCGACATCCTACCAGATAAAAAGATGCCGTAGGACGTTAAACTACCATCTTTCCAGCCTGGAACAGCTAGGCTACCTCCGCCGGATCCGGCGCACCCATACGGGCGGAAACGGCGAAATTGCCTTCGCCTCAACGATCTACGTTTTATGCAAGCGTGGATTTAATTTACTTGGCAGGATGTTCCGGGTACTCACCCAGGCGGGCGTGGCCGCCTGGGGGCGGGTAAAAAAAATTGCACACGAGGATAACTGGCCTCGTGTGCAATCGTTGTTGTCAGGTATCGGCCGGGCTATCCCGCCCGGCTAAGTTCTCTGATCGTCAGTCAGCCGTGGCCGACTGACGCGACTTTTCATACTCCTCCATGAGTCGCTTTTTACACGCCTCACAGATTCCGTGGGAGTGATCCACCTCCGCGTCGGTGCGGAGGGTAGCTCCGCACCAAGCGCATTTAGTTTTAAATAATATTGGGTATTTCATTTAAGATTATTTTTATTTCTTCTAATAATTTATTTAGTTTTTCTAATGGCCATTTTTCCCAATCACAGGCTTTAGATCCATTGATTTTTTTGGTCGGGGTAAAAATATCTTCGGTGCATGACTGGTATAGGTCTCTCAAACCTATACCGAAATAGAGATAAACGTCGGCCGTTTCCAGTGCCTTAACCCGGAACCGGTAAGTAATTTCGGTTCTTTCCCCTATAGCATATAAGGTTTTAAAAATATTATCTATCTCCTCCTCGATTTTCACCTCTTTTTCTCGCCGCTCAGTAGCGGCGATTTCAATCGCATTCCTTGTTTCTAGTTTCATTTTTAATACCTCCCTTTTTCTTCTTTTATTATACTTATCGGCAGAATGGGAAATAACTTTAATTATTTCTTTGTGAAAAGGTGAACTTAATCTAAGCCCACGGCGGCGTCTGAGCCGTGAGCAACTTCTTGATTTCAGGTGACAAATAGTTTTTGTCATTTGGCACGGTCTTTGCTTTCCCTTCTTGAACAACCCGTCTTTTACGTGACCAGGTCCCTGGCGGGGAAGAAAATACTGCGATTGTTAATTAAACCTTTGTTATGCTTACCTAAAATTCTTACTGTCCGTCTTCGGACACCTTAATCCTGGTTTTAGAGGCAGCCCCCTGACGCCTCGGAAGGGGGGGCCTATAACTATCTTTAAAGACGTAGTCTTTTATAGTGTGCAAGATATTGCACACGACCAAATAATGCGGAGCATCAGCCCCTTGCGCTTGAGGCCGTTTCGGCGAAATCAGCAAGCGGCGACCGGCAAGGGGGGTCTTTCGGCTCCCTTTACCCGGTAGTGCTAACTCTGGAGCGTTTACGACGGGTGAAGTGAGCCGCCCCTTGACCGGCTTCCGACGGCCTGGTGTTTTTTCCGTCTCCTGGACACGGTATAAGCCCGTTCCTGGGGCTGACCGTCGACCTGACGGGTGGCGCTCCATCCTGGAGGCAGGAAGGACGTAAGGGCAGCCCATCTGTTCAGGAACGGTAAAAGCCCGTGTCCTGGCCTGGTAGTGAGCCGGACGGGGGGCGCCCCATCCTGGGGGCAGGGAGGCGAACGGACAGGCCACCGGGTGGCCGGGTGGGGTCCGGGCGGTAACAAAGTCTGTGCATCTTTTCTCGTTGACAGAATCCCTATAGCTATGTAATGCTATATGTGCTGTTTTGTGGAGGATGTCTATGGACGGTCGAAGCAGGGTTAAGGTTCGCAATGCCGGTTTTCGGGTATTTAGATTACGTCCGGAGGAACTTGCGATTTATGAGCTGACGTCAAAGGGTGGGTGGAGAAAGGTGCGTAGTTGTGAAAATGGCGTTCTTCTTGATCGTGCCTGGCGTCAAGTCATGTCTGATCCCAAGGCACTAAAGGATTAATTTAATGTCCCACGGCCCTCCGATAATCTGTAAATTGAACTGGTATGGTAACTGCTGCCGCATCATCGTGCCTCAACATCTGATCGAGGAAATGACGTTGAGGGAAACCGAATACGTCCAACTGAATAAGCTGGACGAGAATTCTTTCCGGGTAAAGAAGGTGAAACATGGTATCCGCAAAAGGCGAGGCAATCAGACAGATCAGGATGGAGCTGATAGATCGGCCAACCGATGTGGCCCGCTTAACTATTGATCCCGAGTCTGTTCGCGAACTGGCGGACTCCATCAAGGCCGAAGGCCTCCATCAGCCCATAATTTTAAGGCCCAGGTCTGGAAGGTACGAGATCGTCGCCGGCGACAGACGGTTTCTCGCGCACCAGATCCTGGGCCGTGAATTTATTCCCGCCCTCGTCCGCGAAATGGATGACGTAACCTGTGAGCTGACCCGGGCCACAGAGAATCTGCAGCGGGAGAATCTCACTCCCATCGAGGAGGCCCGGGAATATGAAAGGCTTTACGAAAAACACGGCATGCCGGTCAAAGAGATCGCGCGCCGTTTGGGCCGGAGCGTATCGACGGTCAAAGGCCGTCTGGATTTGCTCCTGTTGCCCGAGGAGTATCAAAGGGAACTCCAAACCGGCCGGCTTAGTGTCGGCGTGGCGACTGAGCTGGCCGCCATCAATGACGAGGTAATGAGGAATTACTACCTCGATTATGCCGTCCGTGGCGGCTGCACCATCCGTACCGCTAAGGAGTGGGTCGATCACTGGAAGCTGACTCGCGGTACCGTCGAGTACGAGAACCAAGGCGGCGAACTCGTAACAATCCCGATCGAATCTGTCCCGACCTATTTTACTTGCCGGTGTTGCCATGGTGCCTGCGACGTCAAGGACTCCATCGTCCTTTCCGTCTGTCCGAAATGCGCACGCCTAATAATGTCCGGTGGAGGCGAAGGCAATGGATGAATCACAACTCATTAACATGTTTGCCAACGGCACGTACAATATCGAAAATCTCCGGGGCAAGACCTTTACCGTCGAGATTATAACCGGGTTCAAAGATCTGGGCTTTGACGGTCAATGGACAAAACACTTCCGTCGTCGGAAAAGCACCGGGCACAACGAACTAAGGTCTGCTAGTTTTGGAGAGTTCGTCGTTAAGCCCGGGATCTGGTCCGGCTACCAGTGCGTGCTACTCGACTACGGCCCGGGTTTTGTCTCCGTGAAGGATTACATCCGCCAGGTGTATGGCAATATCTGGCTTGGCGTCTACGAAGTAGGCGGCCACCTGAAAGGCTGGTTCCGGCTCCGGGAGGTGATAAAATAATGCTGTTAAAATTAGGTGTTGACATCTCCCGGCTTGCCCGTCCTTTGCGGCGCAAGCTGGACGGTATAGACGAAATTTTTAAACTAATAACGGGCCGCGAGGCCGTGATTACCTCGACGTACGAGTGCGAGCATCGCCCTAATAGCCTGCATTATTCCAACGAGGCTATTGATGTTCGCCTGCCGGATTCCCGGGGCGGCGAGGTGGTAATAAAACTCCGTGAATATCTCGGTAAAGATTTCGACGTGGTTCCTGAAGTTTCCCACATTCACATTGAGTATGATCCCAAAACAGAGGTGGTAAAATGAGGCCGCTGTATTATCTCGATCGGAAGTTTGAGGTTGTCTGCTGTTGCTGTGGTAAGAAAAAGCCCGACTGCCGGCTTGTTTGGGTAGACCCGTCCAACCTCAGGTTTTTGTGCGTTGACTGCGTTGGTGTTACTTTCCCTTTTTTTCGTGAGCTCGGAATCGAGATTAAAAAAGGAGGTGATTAGATATTGGCGACCACAGTTATGGAGTCGTTTGAATCCTGGCTCGCCGGCGCCGATATGGATGAGTCTGTAAAAGAGAAAACCCTTGTAATTGGAGCTGGGATCGACTCTAAACTGCAGTTGACGTTTTCGTATCTTACAAAGCCCCGTGTTGTTGAACCATACGTGCTTAGCCTGGTTCTCGCGCGGCTCCCCTGGTTGAATTGTTATCAAACCGGTGGCAGCAGCAACGGTGCCAGGGTTATAGGTTGGAAGACCTTTATGGTTCATAGCATGGTTGACATTGAAGTGTCGGATAACACCTTTGAGGTGCGCCCGTTTTATTATGATGTTCCGTTTTTCTGGAACAGACATCGTATTATCTGGATCCCGTAGGGTTTAAAACTGTAAAAATCGGAGGTGATCGGATATGGCTGAATCACAGGATGTATATGACGTCAAACGTGTCGTTATGCTTCTTGAGCCTCTTGGCTGGAAGTTAATTGAGGAGTGGTACTTCGGCGGCGATGTGCTGATACAGTTCGCGAAGCCGCAAGTGAAGCCTGCCGGATCTGAGTATCCTAAATCCGAAGAGGGGTAATGTTTCCCCCTGGAAGGGGTAATGCCCCTCTCCTGTTTTTTTTTATCTTTGCCTTAAAGCCCTTATAGTTGGACACTGTAAGGGCTTTATCTTTGTTTTAAGGTCTTTTTTATATAAATGTAGGCATTTCCCCATGGCTGTATATATCCACATAAACCACGCTGGTTGATCATTGGCGAACGGTTGCGAGTCCCCCCCTTCTTTTACCCTGGGGGGAAGGGGGGGACTCGCAACCGTTCGAGTTACCTTTACCAGCGTGTGATCTTGAGGTTAAGGCCTTTCAC